TTCCTCTCCTACGATTGAATCTAATGCCCTCTCAAATTCCATTTCTGGAGTTTGTACTTCTGCTTCTTCTACTTCTGCCTCTACTTCAGTTTCTGTAACAAAGTCTTCTGGAGTTGTTTCAGATGCAGTTGTTACTTCACTTACCAATTTGTATACGTAAGGAAATACATCTTTTAATTCTTCGTTAAATGTTCTAATAGTTAATTGGTCAATCCAATTTTCTGCAACATCGTCTGGAACATTTTCATTTACTACTGGAGTAAAGTTTTCAAATGCTTCTTTGTAATATGTACTACGTTGTAGTTTCATTACTTCTGTTTTGATGTTTTCTAATCTTAAATCTACAGCTTCCATGTAACCTTTTAAGCCTTCTGCCATTACGCTTGAACGGTTCATGTAAGTTTTAAATTTACGTAGTTTGTTTAATTCTGTTGACATCTCAACAATGTGTTTACCAAAATCATCGTACTGGTTACCACCTTCTGCTACGTGGCGTGCCATTGCTCTAGCACCATTTAAGTGTCTGAATGGATATTTAAATCTTTCTCCAGCTTCACTTTCAATATACATACTGTGTACGTTTTGTGTTCTTGACCCAGGAACTTCTTGGTTCACTGGCTTCGTGTGCTTGAGTACTAAACGAGCAGTATCGATATCTTCGAAACTTGTTCTACTAGTACCGTACATTTTTGACTCACTCATTTGTGTTTCTCCGGCAGTTTTTGTTAAGTGTGCGTAATCTCTTTTGTCTAGATTACTTTTTGTAATATCTCTTGTATCAAAATTCAACATATGTTTTTTAGAAAAAATACGTAGCTCTTTTAAAAAGTTATACCAATTGTTCTTTTCAGCTTCTCCGGCTTCTGCCATAAAGTCCTGATTAAACAATACAGTAACACCTGACTTTTCGTCTAGCGTGATACTAACTTTTCCAAGTACGTTTGCACCTTCTTTATAATCAAAATCAAAATACTTTGCTAGTCTTGGCTCATCTGTTACAGCACCTTGCTCGTCTCCGATTGTTACTGACTCAAATCTGCCTCTAATTTTAGCAAATAGTTTTTCTGATATAGGTTCCATGTTGTTCATGTAAATATTTATCTCATATTAGTCGAAACGAATATAGGCATGGGCGGCTCATAATCTTCAGCCGTTTCTGCTTGATTAAACGATTCATACACTCTTGGATCCCAGTCTTTTAATACTGCGATTATACGCATACTTAGTAATGTTGCACTAACTAAATCGTCCGTTTCTCCGGGTTTTGCTTTATAACTACTACCACTTGCTACAAATCCTTTAAGCTCTGATAGTAATACTTTACTGTTTACTTGTAGTTTGTCATTTTCAATCATAGTTTTTAATCGACTACAAGCACTAATTTTAGTACTGTGTGTTGTATTAAATCCTTTGAGGAACTTACGCACATGTCCTTTACGCATAGGTTCACTTGTAAGTAGCCCTGGTATATTCTCTTCTCCAAGGTCTCTAATAACAATTAATGCACCTTCTCCAATACTGTTGTTTTCTACACTCCAATATATGTTTGAACCGTTGTTATTACATTGTTCTTTGATATAATCACATATATCTTTTAGTACTCTAATTTGTCCTGGTATAGCAGTTTCGTTATGTCTCCATTCCGCTACTTGCTTATAGCTTGGTACTTCAAATACTTGTATTGCGGCATAGTCGCCTCCAGTACCCATACTAGGATCAAGGGCAACAACATAATTGTTATCTCCTGTTGGTTTACTATACCAACGTGTTTGTCCCATATTAAGTATTGGATCAACACCTTCCATTGATGCTAACTTAATACTATTAATAAGTGTTTCGTCATAGATTAAAAATTCGCAACCATACTCACGTCTAAACTTTTCTTCACCAATACGACCAATTTCATTCTTCTTCCATTCTTCATCTCTGTCAGGGTGTTCGTCCCAACTACACGTAAATCCATGAAATCCGTTCTTACCAATATCTGCTTCATTACCATTTGCATCAAACCTATCTTCTGATTCTTTCCAAATGATAGCAAATGTATCTTCGTCACTGTTAGGTGTACTTGTAATAATAGCACGACCACCTGTTGCTAGTGTAGGTGAAATTGAAGTCCAAAATTCTTCTGCGATGTTAGGATTAACAAATGCAAACTCGTCACAGTATAGTAATGATATGGACATACCACGTCCTGTGTTTCCTGTTGTAGTAGCACTAACAATTCTACTTCCATTCTCAAATTCCATTGAGCCTTTGTTGTAGTTTGTTACTCCTGCTCTAATATGATCAGCACACATTTCATACACGTATCTAATACGTTGCATAATTTCTTGAGCACCTGTATATTTGTGTGCGGCAATTAGTATTGTTTGATCTGGGTGGAACATTGCATACCAACACAAGTAAATTGCGGCAGTAGTAGTTTTACCAGTTTGTCTTGGTAACATATTAATGTTGAAACGATAGTCGTGATAACTTTGCAGTAAACGTACTTGATATCCAAATGGGTCAAATAATAATTTACCTTTTACAGGGTGCTGAATAAATGCAAACTTCTTAGCAAAGTACAAGTATCCATCTTTTGGATCCATGCATTTCTTTAAGTCGTCAATCTGCGCCTCAGTATATGTATCTCTGGTATGTGCCTTCTTTGTTAAGACACCGTCTAAACTCTTTGTTGCCATACTATTATTTACTCAAAAAAATACCCGCCGGAGCGGGTATTGAATGTTGTTGTGACGTTTATTATTATTATTATTCTTGATTAACCAGTTACGGTTAAGAAAGTTGCTTCTACAACGTCGGTGCCTGTTACATCAACGTTGTTTGGTCCTACTGTTGTACCTAATGCTCTAATACGTGCTTGTAAGTCTGCTGGGCTTGTATTTCTGTCTGTAATAACGCTAATCTCACCTGATGCATCGTTTTTTACAGCATACATCAAAGGATTAACTTCTTTAATAATCATTTCTACTGCTTCATCAACAGCATCATCTTCAGCTCTCAAATCAACATCTGTATTACCAGCAACTTGTACTGTGATTAAAAACCCTTTAGCACCATGAGAATATACATTACCTGCTGTAACACTTAATCCATTAGTTCTTGTAAACCCAGCCATCTATATCTCCTTAGTGTCCACCGCAACTACTTGCGTATAGTTTTTCAAATTTTTCTTTGCCGCAACCAAATTTAGAATCTACTTTTTTAAGCATTTCATTTTTTGAACATCCACTTGCGTCAAGTCTTTTCATTTCTGCTTTACAGCCTGCTTCGTCGAAACTATCATCATCTTTTGCTTCGCCAAACTTTTCAGCAAACTTAGCTTTTAATTCTTCTTTAATCTTATCTTCAAGTGCCATTGGATTATCACCGCCTGCTACTTTTGGATATGATTTCTTTTCTTTATTAAGTCCGCCTGCTAAGTCTTTAGTCATAAACTTTGTGTCTTGATGTTGTTCATCTGGACTGTTAGCATAGTCTTCGTTATCGCCAGGCTCATCTTGCATTGTAAGTTTCTTTGGCATGTCGCTTGGCATTGGCATTGGACCATCTTTTGGACCGTCCATTTTTTTCATAATGTCCATTGATTTCTCAATGTCGCCACGCATACCTAAACTTGGCATTGGCTCTGGGTTAAGATCTTTATCACCTAACACTTTAAATAAGTCGCCTACTTCTTGTGGGCTATCACCTGTTAATGAAATATTCATTGATGCCGCTTCATTAAGGTCATCAATTTTTTTATAAATGTCTTGTAGTTTCATATTATTTGCTCCCCATTGGGCTTTTGCTTTGTGGTTCGCCCATATCTTGAATTTGTTCTTTGTTTGGTTGAATGCTTCCTATTGGATCATTCTCTCTTTCTTTACGTGCTTGTTCTAGCTCTGCTAGTAAGCCCATAACTCTTTCGCCTGTTACTTGCTTATGAACTGCTGGATCTGATTCTGGTAAGTCGCTACCTAGTGCTGGCTCATAAACTTTATTGTATTCTGCATCTTGGTATTCCTCTTGTGGAGCATCTAAGTTTCTTACAATTAAGTGTGACGTTGGTAAACCACATGACTGTGTTAAGTATTCTGCTAACACAGGTGCAATAGTAGGATATGCTAATTCACATTCGCAATAGTTAACTTCCATATTTTGTAACTGTGGAAAATCTAACGGACGTTCTGTAATCGGTGTACGCTTACAATCTGTTAAATTCATACAACCAAACTTCTGAAGTGACTGTTCCATAGTGTCCATGCAACCTTCAGGTAGTTCGCCTGCAATACCAATTTTAAATTTATAAGTCTTTTTAGACTCTGTTAAATATTCTGCAAATGTCTTCATATCAGTTCCTTATATGTTTATTTATCCATGTTTTTCAATTTCTCAAGCAAACTGTTACGGTCAGTAACTACGTATCCTTCGCCATTTACAAGCCCAGAATCTTCATATCCGCTGTCTTTATCTTGCTTTTCTTTCTTAAGTTGCAAGTCAATCATTTTTAATTTTTTATCTAGTTTAGCAACCTTGGCGTCAAGTGCCGTTTTAAGCATTCCTCCAGCCACTTCAAAAACTCTACCACTGTATCTACTCTCCACATTCATACCCAAATCCATCAGATCATCATAAGCTGTAGTAGCCTTATCTGCAATAGCGTTGAGTTCTTTATCTGCTAATTCACCTAAACCTTTTACAGCTGGTAATGCCGCAGTAATCTTATCAAGTTCAGCAATGTCTCTAAAGTCCTCTTGCTGTTCTGCTTTAACAACATCATTAGACTTTGACTCTTCTTCTTTAATAATTTCCTGGCTTTCAGGTAAATTAAGTAATTCTTCTAGTTTCTTAGTCATTTTGGTTTTCCATTATGTGCTACTATTATTTATCCTATTTTCTCTTGCCTGAGTGAAAAATGTCTTTTTCGGTTATAACTCTAAAGAAGATTTTCTTCTGTTTACACCAAGCTCTAGCGGCTTCCCATTTGGCAACATTTTGGATATACTGTGCTTGACGCCATTTATCACGCCCAACATTCTCTTTCATAGTTTGGTTATCAGGCTTAACTTCAATTAGTTCAACGTGCGGTCTACCGTTTTTATCGCTGTACTGTATTAAGAAATCTGGTACATAAACTGTATGCTTACCTGTTAATGGATTTCTATAAGGTATCTTAACACTTTCACTTGCCCATTTACTAACACTAGGACTCTCGTCGCAGAATTTCATAAATGCAAATTCCCAACTACTTCTATATAAAGGTGTTTTTGTACCTAAGTATTTTTCGGGGTACTTTAATGTATACCGACCCTGAGCAAACTTACCCATAGCATTATACCACTATGTTTCTAGTTTCTAATTTATTAGTTGCTTGGTCTACTTTGTAACCTAGTGTACTTATTTTTGATCTATTGTAATTTAAGATTTCTGTAATTACTGTACTTAATTGTACTTCGTCAAACCCACCAAGTGTATCTATTAGCTCAAAGATTTTTACATTATCCATCTTTGCTTGTTGCATAACAATAGTTGCAACACTATTTGCACTAACTTCATCAAAGCCTCTTTTACGAAAGAAAGCTACAGTTGCATCAACTTCATTACTTGAAAATTCAAACGGCTCTGTATAGTATTGATTAAAGAATTGTTTTACTTTAGTTGCACTATCTCCCGCCTTAGCTGGAAGGTTACCATATAAATTAGTTGGTGTACTATTTTTGTTAGTTGATGTGTTATCGCCCATAAATTAATCCTATGTAAACAGAGTACTACCAAGAGAACTACTGTTGGCATTTGAAATAGCTTTTTCTCTTGCCGCTTTTTTATCTTCAAACGTTTGTGCTTCATAAGCCGCACTAATAATTTCAGGTAATGGTGATCCGCCGTTATTGATGTGGTCTTTCTTAAAGAAAGTACTTTTAGCTACATCGTCAGCCGCACCTGGATTACCTTTTAAGAAGTTAGTAACACTACTTATTGGATTACCAATCTTACCAGTAGCAACTCCGGCTAGTGTTGTTAAGCCTGCAACTGTAGCAATAGTGCTAAAGCTACCACCTGAACCACCTGACTTAGGAAATGCAAGATTTGCTACACCACTAACATCAATGCCAGTTGCTTTACCAATTTGGTCTTTTAATATTCCAAACCCTTCTTGACGTAAACCTTCTTTACCTAAACTCTTAGCATTCTGTGTTATGCTAGTTGCTTTTAATACTGTACCTAAAAAGTTTGTTGGACTGCTAAATGCCGCTCCACTACTAATATCTCCAAATACATCAGCAACGCCTCCTGCAATACCACCAACACCAAACACACTTGCAGTTCCGCCACCGCCTAATGAATTAGGACTTGGTACTTGGTCGTAATGTCCACTAGCACTACCAAAGCTCTTAGGTGCTGATCCATCTTTAACTGGACCTCTTGCGTACCATACAGTTTCGTATTGTACAGTCATGTTGTTTGCTACTGCGTCACTTGAACTGTTGTCCATAGTGTCGTGTCCCCATTCACTAATAAGAGGATTAACTAATGTAAACGCTGTGTAGCGTTTTCTTGACATTTGATAAATTTGAATACTTTCAAAAAACGGTTTAAGAGAATCGTTATCCATACCGTATCTAAAATTGTTTGCCGCTTCACCTTGATAACTAGAGCCTCTGTTGTATGCCGCATTAGAAGTATTAGGATTTGAACTTCCGTCTACAGCCGCATAATTGCCGTCTCTAAAATAATATCTATAGTACGCTTCCCACATAGCAGTTGTTTGACCAAAGTTGTCATCGTGGAATACAATGTTAATAGGATCGTAATCTAATCTTGTTTGTAAATTTCTTTTCTTATTGTATTGATGCTTTAGTGTTGTTGCAATTTGATACTTAGGTAAGTCAACACTTTTAACAAGCATATTAATTTCTTGTGTTTTTAATTGAGGAATTAATTGTACTGCTTCAGGATTTAAATTAAAACTTACGTGATAAAGAAATTTACTTTTAGGACTTAGTCTGTGTGCGTCATCAACATATAGTCGAGCCGCGTGTGCTTGGTCGCCTAAGTTACCTTTAGGACTTAATGCTCCACTTACTAAATTATCTAAAAACCCGTTAAGTTTATTTGCCATTGTTAAGTTGTTCCTTTAAATGCTTAACTTCAATTTCAAGTTCTCTTATTTGAAGTTCCATATCGCGTACTCTAACTACCGTGTCAGCTACTGCTGGTGGTGGTTGAAAATCTTGTACCCATTTATAAGCAAACTCTAACTTGGTTCTGTCTTGTTGCTCTTTAAGTTCTAAGAAAGCTATTCTTTCAATAACACCAAAGTACGCCCATACTGCAACCGCAGTACCTGCAATTAATCCAAGTAGAGATTTTAACGGAATCGCTAGTTCAGTATTTTCATTAAGTTTTGTAGCCATCGTTACTCTCCTGCATTAATATTTATCCTAATAAGATAAGTGCGTACAGAATGAAAAAGGATGCCAAAATTAATTGACACCCTTTTAAAGTTTCAGGAAATATTATTAACTATTAACTTGCGCCGCCGCCTGTAATAGCTGTGTTAACTGTACGTCCGATTGCTGTTCCTACGCCCGTTCCTTGTGGACTTTGAATAGCGTTATCGTAGCGTATTGCTAGTGCAACAGTTACTGGATCGTTAGTAGAGTAAGACAAGCTATTGTAGTTTGCTGACTCTAAGTAACAACCATACAATTCAAATGTCTCTAGTACACTTGCTGTATTAGCACCGTTACCACCGTCTAATATTTCAATTCTTGTAACGAATTTGTAATCGCTACCTGACGCCGCCGAACTTTGTTCGAAGAAGTCAAATTGTTTCTGTAGTTGCTCGCCAACAAGTTTCTGTACGTTGTTACTAACATCTTCACGTAAGTTAAGTGTAATTGGTTCCCAAGTATGTTTACCTGCTAGGTACACACGTGAGTTATACACATCTACTGTGATCTGTTCGAAACTAACGTTTGGTCTTGTTACGTCTACAACCTGTTTAGTTAGTTCTGTTGTTGGTGTTGATACTCCAAAATTTTCAAGACTCACTCTAAAGCGGTATTGTAGTTTCGGCATCAACAAACCTTGGTTACTAGCTGAAGAGCTAGAATCCAAAGGTACTGTAATTTTGCTTAGTGTTGAAATTGCCATTATAATATCTCCTGCTTGTAAGTATTTATCATATTAAAGCCCTGCTATCTCACCAGTGTTTTTAAGTCTTAATGGAATGTAAATAAACTCCACAGCTTTCACTGGTTCAATTGCTATATCTAAGTAAAGCTCATTTCTATCAATTCTTGTTGGAGTATTGTTACTTTCGTCACATACTACTAAGAAGTCATATAATGCTCTTTGTCCTACTAGCTCTAATAGTAAACTATCTGCCTGTGCTTTAATCTCATCACGTGTGATTTTGTCATTTGGCTCAAAGATATAAGGTTTAGCAAGTTTGTTAAACTGCGAACGTAAGTAAATTACTAGTCTTGCAACGTTGATTCTGTCTAAAGCACTAGCATTTTTAGCTCTTGTCTTTTGACCAAAGTTAACAAGTCCTGCACCACTTAAGAACGTTACAGGGTTAATAGCATTACCGTATAATGTATCACGCTGTCCTTCGTTAAGTGCTACGCTTTGGAATTCACCTTCGCTTGTAATGTATCCTGCACTTGAAGCATTTGTAATTCCACCACGTCTTGTTCCAGCTGGAGCAAACCATGGAAACGATACTTGATCGCTTAATGCCATTGTTCTTAGGATACCGTGACTTGCTGGAACAACTACGTTGTTACCTGCGTTATCACTTGTGAATAAACTTGGATAAAACACACCTAAATATTCATCGTATGTTACAAGTCCATCATCATTATCTTCAACTGCACCATTTACGTTAGTTGCATAGTTGTTTAATGTTGTTGCATCTGGTGTTAATCTAAACGGTAAGTCACCTACAACAAACGCACTAATGCCTCTATCATAGTTAAGTGTTTTCATTTCACCAATTAGCTCTGAGTAACCTGGGCAAGCCATTAAGTTAAAGATTCTTGAATTATCATCTCTAATATCAGCGTTGCTGTTAACCATTGCTTGTAATGCTTGTACTACAACTTTACGTTGAGCTTTTCTACCAAATGAGCCTGCACCATTTTCTTGGTTAGCTGATTCAGTTACCCATCTGTTAGTTGCGTATGCCGCCATTGACTCGTCATTGTTAAATCTAATGTTAAGTCCTGTAGTATCAATGTAGTTACGTACATATTTCTTAACGTTAAATCCTGAACGTCTAGTGTTCCATAGCAACATACCTTTTGGATATAGTGCTGGATCTGGAGCGTCAAAGTCTAAGAAGTTGCTTACTAGTAATGCTGGGATCGTTGCCGCTGTATCACCGTTAACACCGCTTGTACCATAACGTGCATCTGCAAATAATATACCATCTTCAGTAGTTTGGTCACCTGTATCAAGTGCAATCCACTTTAATGAAGTAGCGTTGTATTTGTAAACTTTTGGATAGTTTTCTAAGTCTGCTGTGCTAATCCAAATGTCACCATTTTTAAGATCAGTATCATCTGACTGTTTAGTAGGCTCAGTAGCACTAACAATTGGTCCATTTGGATCAGTTTTGTCTGCACTATTAGCATCGTAGAACGGTGCTGTTGAGTCTTGGTATCCTACCCATGTAGTACCATTGTGGATCATCATGTCTACTTCGTCTACAATACTGTTGTACCATAATGCACCGTCAGCTGTTAATGCTGTTGGAGCAGTTGTACTTGGTGTGTATGTTAAGTATTTCCAGTTACTAGCAACCATATCAAATGCATTACCTGAAGCATCTGTATATAAGTTTGGAGTTGCTGTTGCCGCATTTGAGCCATTGTAAGCTACAAATCCTGCTAAAGCTAATCCGCTGTTAGTATCTGTAATGTGGATGTCACCACCGTCATTGTGTTCAATAACTATTCTGTTTGAAGCGTCAACACTTGCTACAACGTTAGTTAATCCTGCGGAGTTAATTGCACCTGCAATATCGTCTGCATCGTCAGCCGCACCGTTAGTTGTTACACTAACTGTTACTGCCGCACTTAACGTAGCACTTGCTGGAACAGTTTCTGCAATATCAAATGCATAAGTTCCTGTAACTACTTGTGTTGTAATAATGTCTGAAGTAATTTTAGTATTACCTGTTGACTGTCTTCTGTGTATTTTAAAGTCACCAATTGGATCAGTTGCTTCATCATTGTTAGTTTTGATGTAAACAGTTCCAACTGCTAAGTTCTTACCACCGCCTGCTTTATCTAAGCCGTGTAATGCCGCCTCAGGTGATGCATACATTGGAGCCGCTTTAGTTTCCCACAAGCTAGTTGTTGCGTTCCACATTTTAACTTTCCAGTTAGCACCTAAGTTAGGTTGTGTAGTTTTAACCCAAATACTTCCAGTTGGTCTTGGAGCAGTATCTGTTGACTTGTACTCAGGTACACTAGTATGCGGAGCAATAGTATTTTTAGGTGCTTTATAAGTAGCCGCCGTTAAACCTATCTCTGCTAATAGTGTTGAAGCGTTAGTTGCTAATACAACGTCTACGCCTGTTGAGTAAATCTCTAATTTGTTGTTAACTACTGCTGAACTAACTCCAGCAATACCTGCTGAACCAATAGCTGATACAACATCACTTAATGCTGTTCCGCCACTTGTTACAACAGTACCGTTAATGCTCATTGAAGCACCATTTGAAACAGTTGGATTTGAAATCGTTCCTGTTACAGTTGCCCATGCACTAATCCATGCTGTTGATCCTACTTGTACCCAACTACCATCGCTCTTTTTGTAGAACAATTTGTTAAGTGTAGTAGTAGCAACAATAGCGTAATCACCAATTGCACCAACAGAAGTTTTTGGTACTCCGCCTGTTACTTTAGTAGTATCTGTAATTACTGTAGGAACTTTATTAGTAAAGCTCTGTCCACCAGTAACAGTAGCCGCCGCGCCGTTCCATTCAAAAATACCAAACACACTATTTGCTGTATCGAACCAATATGTTCCATCTGCTGGATTCGCCGCTGGCGCCGTAGCAGAAGCAATTAGCTCTGATGTGTTTAGTGTTGCTCTAGTTACATAAGCTCTGTTAGCTACTCCTAAGTATGAGTAGGCCGCTTGTAACCCGTATTCATTTAATTCACTACCATGTAGTGCATTGTTGTTTGTGTCCGTATAGAAAGTTGGATCTCCAAACAAGTCTGTTAATTCTCTCTGTGAGGTAACCAAATAAGGTTTACCTGCGTTTGCCGCAGTCGTTGCCGCCGCAGTTCCTGTTCCAGCACCGTTCGTTTTGTCTTGTGCGGAAACAACAAAAATCATTGGTACTGTACCTGGCTCAGCTGGGGTATAGAAACTTTCGTCTATAACGCTGACCTGTACTCCTGGTGATACTAAAGCCATTTTATTTTCTCCTGTTGATATAGCATGTTACTATTATTTATACCAATTTGCATAAAAGGCCTCTTTATCTACCCCGAAAAAGGGATCAAAAAGGGCAGGTAAATACATATATGAGACCTTTATGCAAATGTGGCGTTAAACCAGTAGCAATTAACTATTACAAAAAAGGAAAACCTTTTTATAGAAGCAAGTGTGAGTCATGTGCCAGACACGGTAAGCCTATACATGGTAGTCCTAAATGGAAACAGTCTGGATATGAAAAGAAACAAGTTTGCGACAAGTGTGGCTTTAAAAGCAAACACAAGGAACAGTTTTCAGTATATTATATTGACGGTGATCTTAACAACGTAAGATTTAGCAACTTAAAAACAATATGTGCCAATTGTAGTAAAATTATGTACAAAGAAGGATTTAAATGGAAGCAAGGTGATTTGCTACCTGACTTCTAAGTTCATCAATAGTACCGTTGTTTTCTAATGTTTGTGAAAATTTA